GTGGCCACTCGAGGCGCTCAAGTCTGCCAAATCCTCAATGGATCCCCGCTACTGGAACGCGCAGTACATGCAGCAGCCGACCAGCGATACGGCGGCGATCATCTCCAGAAAGCACTGGCGTATATGGGAGGGGGACGACCCACCCACCTGTGAGTACATCATCCAGTCTTGGGACACGGCGCATGAAACCAAAACAACCTCCGACTATTCTGCCTGTACTACTTGGGGGGTCTGGTACAACGAGGAGGAGAACGACAAGCCCCAGCTTATCCTCCTTGACGCTTTCAAAGACCGAATTGCATTCCCAGAACTCAAACAAGTCGCCTTCAAGCACTGGAAGGAATGGCAACCCGACGCATTCATTGTGGAGAAAAAGGCGGCAGGTGGCCCGTTGATCCAAGAACTCAGGGCGATGGGCATCCCTGTACAAGAATTTACACCGAGCCGTGGAAACGATAAGATGGTGCGTGTGCAGGCTATTGCTGACTTGTTCTCCTCTGGTATGGTGTGGGCACCTGACACACGCTGGGCGCGTGAAGTGATTGAGGAGGTTGCGGCCTTCCCAGTTGGCGAACACGATGACTTTGTGGACACGACCAGCCAAGCACTGCTTCGCTTTAGACAAGGCGGCTTCATAACGCTAGACACGGATGAGGCAGATGAACCACGATTTTTCAAGCGTCGCTCTGCGGCGTACTACTAAGGTAAAAAATGGCAACCAATATAGATAAAGCCCTGTTTCAACAGCCCCAAGGCATGGAGTCGCTTGCCCAAGATGAAGAGGCCATTGAGATCGAGATTGTCGATCCCGAAGCTGTCAACATCCGCGCTGGGGACTTAGAGATCAGCATGATTGCCGGTGAAGACGAAGATGCTTTTGACAAGAACTTGGCCGAGGACATGGACGAAGGTGCGCTGTCTGCACTGGCTGGAGAATTGTCAGGAGACATTGACAATGACAGAGGCTCACGCAAAGATTGGGAGAAAGCCTATACAGAAGGCTTGAAGCTGATGGGACTCCAGTACGAGGAGCGTACAGAACCTTGGAACGGCGCATGTGGCGTGTTCCACCCTATGATTACAGAAGCAGTGGTGCGGTTCCAGTCAGAGACAATTACTGAGCAGTTTCCCGCCGCAGGGCCTGTACGTACAAAAATCTTGGGTAGAGAGACTCCTGAGAAGCAAGAGGCGGCTGTGCGTGTCGAGGCTGACATGAACTACGAGTTGACAGAGGTCATGCGCGAGTTCCGCCCTGAGCATGAGCGCATGTTGTGGAGCCTCCCCGCCACCGGTTCAGCGTTCAAGAAAGTTTATTTTGATCCCAATCTGGGACGTCAGGTGTCTATATTTATTCCAGCAGAAGACATCATCCTGCCCTACGGAACAACCGACTTAGATACTTGCTACCGCTTGACACACGTCATGCGCAAGACCAAGAACGAGATATTGAAGCTTCAGCAATCAGGCTTTTACCGCGACATTGAGTTGCCTGATCCCAGCAAAGAACGCGACAACATTAAGCAGGCCAAGGACAAAGAGACAGGCTTCTCTGACTTAAATGACGAGCGTTACACCCTGTACGAGTGCCATGTTGACTTGGTGTTGGAAGGGGACGAAGACAAGGATGACGACGGTGAACCCACCGGCATCATGAAGCCATACGTATTTACCCTAATAAAAGGAAGCAACGATGTCTTGTCAATTCGGCGCAACTGGGAACAAGATGACCCCCTCTGTCTCAAGCGCCAGCACTTTGTCCACTACCAGTACATCCCCGGCTTTGGAGCCTACGGCTTTGGCCTCTTCCACCTCATCGGTGGGTACGCTAGGTCAGCCACCAGTATCATGCGTCAGCTTGTCGATGCTGGGACGTTATCTAACTTACCCGGAGGTCTTAAGACTCGCGGAATGCGCATTAAGGGAGACGACACCCCCATCGCTCCCGGAGAATGGCGAGACGTAGACATTGCTTCTGGGGCACTGCGTGACAGCATCCTGCCCTTACCCTACAAGGAACCCAGCGTTGTCCTGTCCGGACTGATGGACAAGATTGTGGAGGAAGGCCGCAGGTTTGCCGCCACTGCCGACATGAAGGTGTCGGACATGTCCGCACAGGCTCCTGTGGGCACCACGCTTGCGTTGCTTGAGCGCCAGCTTAAGGTTATGTCTGCTGTGCAGGCACGTCTGCACTACACATTCAAACAAGAGTTGCGCTTGTTGGCCGCAATCATCCGCGACTACACCGAGCCAAGCTACGACTACGACCCCGTAGATGCCCCCCGTAAGGCCAAGGCCGCTGACTACGACCATGTAGACATCATCCCTGTGAGCGACCCCAACGCGGCAACAATGAGCCAGCGGGTTGTGCAGTACCAAGCTGTCATCCAGATGGCGCAGATGGCTCCAGATATTTATGACTTGCCACAGTTGCACCGCAACATGTTGCAGGTTTTGGGTATCAAGGATGCTGAAAAGCTTGTGCCCCTGCCTGACGACCAGAAACCCAAAGACCCTGTGTCTGAGAACATGGCTGCATTACGTCTGGAGCCTATGAAGGCGTTCTTCTACCAAGACCATGAGTCTCATATCAAGGTGCACATGATGGCAATGCAAGATCCCATCGTCATGCAGTTGATTGGCCAGAACCCCAAGGCTCCTCAGATACAAGCGGCAATGATGGCGCACGTTGCAGAGCACGTAGGCTTTGCGTACCGTCAGAAAATTGAGCAACAGATGGGTATGCCTCTGCCTCCCGAGGACGAGAAGCTGCCACCCGAGATGGAGATCCAACTCTCCGGCATGATGGCTCAAGCCGCGTCCCAAGTGCTACAACAAAACCAAGCACAAGCAGCGCAACAACAAGCGCAGCAACAACAGCAAGATCCGCTCATACAGATGCAGCAGCAAGAGTTGCAGATCAAACAACAAGAGTTGGCGCTCAGAAAACAAGAAGTTGAAGGCAAGTTGACTATTGAGAACAAGCGTCTTGAAGTTGATGCCATGCACAAAGCAGGACAGCTACAGCAACAAAAGGCAACGGCAAACATTACCGCAATGGGTAAGGCTGGAGACTTAAAACGTCAACGGCAACAGATGGAGATGAACGCAAGAAGCCAACAAGCTAAAGACAGGACACCTAAATGATTCAAGAATTCGCACGCGTATTGCGCGAAAAATTACGCACCGATATGAACAACTACGCAGATGACTGCGCTGGTGGGGCATGTCGCACTTTTGAAGAGTACCAAAAACTCTGCGGGATTATTCAGGGTCTAGCCCTTGCAGAGCGTTATCTACTTGACCTTGCACAGAAAGTTGAAAAATCCGATGAGTGAACTCACGCTTGAACCGGGGCAGTACGCCCTGCCTGATGTAATCCAACCCGTCGATGCGCCAGCGCAAGACGCTACAGACGAAGAAAAAGCCACCATGCTGCCAGAGCCAACAGGCTGGAAGTTGCTGTGTGCCGTGCCCCCAGTCTCTGAAAAGATTGATGGTACTGCGCTTGATCTTGTGCGTGATACAAGCAGTATGCGACAAGAAGAAAGCGCGACCACCGTGTTGTTTGTGATGAAAGTTGGCCCTGATGCGTACAAAGATCAGACCAAGTTCCCCGCAGGCGCGTGGTGCAAAGAAGGAGATTTCGTCCTTGTCCGTACCTATTCTGGTACGCGTTTCAAGATTTTTGGCAAAGAGTTCCGGCTCATCAATGATGACCAAGTGGACGCTGTTGTGCAAGACCCTCGTGGGCTAACCCGCGCTTAAAGGAGCAGAAATGGCAGAACAATACAAGTTTCCCGACGAACTTGAAGACAACAAAACCCAGAAGGTTGAGATACTTCAGCCCGATGATGACGTTGAAATTGAGATTGTTGACGACACACCTGTACAAGACCGTGGCCGTAGGCCATTGGACAGAGAGGTGGAAGACCCCACTGATGAAGAAATTGAGTCTTATACAAGAGGGGCTCAAGACCGCATCAAGGAGTTGACCCATGCGCGTCACGACGAGCGCCGTGCCAAAGAAACTCTTTTGAGAGAAAAGCAAGAACTTGAGCGTCTTGCACAGCACTACGTCGACGAAAACAAAAAGCTCAAGCAGTATGTAAACAACGGCACTGAGCAGTACGGAGCTATGGCCAAGACCGCTGCCGAGGCGGAAATGGAGAAAGCTCGCCGCGACTACAAGGCGGCACAGGAGGCGTTTGACACCGATGCCATCCTTGCGGCTCAAGAAGCGTTGTTTGATGCTAAGTCAAAATTACAACAAGCACAAAATTTTCGTCCACCCCCTTTACAAGCAGAAGAAAGTGCGGTACAACCGCGACAACAACAGACAGAATCTGTCAAACCAGACGAAAAAACCCTGCGCTGGCAGGCAAAAAACCAGTGGTTTGGTTCAGACGGATTCGAAGAAGTTACCAGCTTTGCACTAGGGCTGCATCAAAAACTAGTCAACTCCGGGGTTGATCCCCGCCAAGACGAATACTTCGAGCAAATAGATGCTCGCGTGAAGTCGAAGTTCCCTGAAGTTTTCGGTGGAAACGACGAAAGGCCTAAGTCTAGTGAGACTCCAAGGCGTCCATCATCCGTGGTGGCCCCTGCATCACGTTCTACAGGAGTCAGGAAAGTACAATTAACGCCATCACAAGCGGCATTAATTAAAAAGTACAACCTTGACCCTAAGAAATATGTTGCAGAAGTTTTAAAATTGGAGAATCAAAATGGCTGAAAACCGTAACCCCCGTGACAATGTGTCACGCGAAAAAACAACTCGATACGTTTATAAACCTTCGAGTGCGTTGCCTGATCCTACCCCTGAACCCGGATGGGAGTATCGCTACATAGCGACTCATGTCTTGGGACAGACAATGCCAACCAATGTGTCTAGCAAGATGCGGGATGGTTGGGTTCCAGTGAAGGCAGTAGACCATCCAGAACTGATGCTTGAAGGCAGTGCAAATGGTAATGTGGAAATTGGTGGATTAATGCTTTGCAAGATCCAAACCGAAAAACTCATGGCCATGAAAGAGTACTACGACACGCAAGCGCAGAACCAGATGGACTCAGTGGACAACCACTTCATGAGAAATAACGACCCGCGTATGCCTCTGTTTGCTGACCGTAAGTCTTCATCCAGTCGCGGAAGCGGATTTGGTTCAGGTTCTAAATAAAGGAGTCCTTAAATGGCATATCCAACGGTAGACGCCCCCTACGGGCTAAAGCCTGTAAACCTAATTGGTGGACAGGTATTTGCGGGTTCAACCCGTTTGATGGAAATTGCAAGTGGTTATGCCACCAGCATTTTCTATGGTGACTTGGTAAAACGTATTTCTGATGGCACTATCGAAAAGGACGCTGGCACAACAACTGCCACTCCTGTTGGTGTGTTTTTGGGTGTGAGTTTTACTAACCAGTCAACTGGTCAAGTCCAGCAACAACAGTACTATCCAGCCAGCCAAGCAATTGCTTCGGGGAGTAAAATCTTCGCTGTGGTTGCTGATGATCCTGATACGCTGTTTCAAGTAGTCTCTTGTTCTTCAGGCACAACTGTGGCTGGAATGGGCATCTCTGCTATTGGTAATAACATTGCTTTGATTCAAAACACTGGATCTACCGTTACAGGCAACTCCAAAGTGGCTATTGATGAAGGCACTCAAGCTACTACCAATACGCTGCCTATCCGCATCATTGATGTGGTTCGTGAGACAGCAACAGGCGCTGATACATTTGTTGAGTTTATTGTCAAGATAAATGCGACTATGCACCAGTACAACAACTCAACCGGTGTATAAGGAGCTAAATCATGGCTATTTCACGCGCACAGCTACTTAAAGAACTCTTACCCGGACTGAATGCTTTGTTTGGCATGGAGTACGCACGCTACGGCGAAGAGCACAAAGAAATCTATGACACTGAGAAATCAGAGCGTAGCTTTGAAGAAGAGACCAAGCTTGCTGGTTTCTCCGCTGCTCCCGTCAAGAACGAAGGTTCTGCCATTGCTTATGACAATGCGCAAGAAGCGTTCACAGCACGCTACAACCACGAAACCATTGCCTTGGGTTTCTCAATCACTGAAGAAGCGATTGAAGATAACTTGTACGACAGCTTGTCTGCTCGCTACACCAAAGCTTTGGCCCGTGCAATGGCATACACCAAGCAAGTCAAGGCAGCTTCTGTTTTGAACAACGGTTTCACCAACTCTGCCGCTTATTACGGTGGCGATGGCGTTCCTTTGTTTAGCACAGCGCACCCCTTGGTTTCTGGTGGCTCCAACAGCAATCGCCCAACTACCAACTCTGACTTGAACGAAACTTCATTGGAAAATGCAGTTATTCAAATCGCAGCTTGGACAGATGAGCGTGGCCTA